CTTTTTACAGTATCTTCAAGTTGTTTTAATGTAAGCGGCCATCCTCTCGCTCTTAAATGATCATTCATAAGATAAAATGTCCAATGATATTCTGGTGTACCATACAATTTATATGATACTTGATCGGGTCTATCATTCTCTTGAATATTGTACGTACGATAAAAACTTACATTATCTCTTATCTGATCAATTACATCAGAATAGCGACTGATATCTTGAAATATTTCATATGTTACTTGTTCACCACCTTGCGTCTCTTGATCACCAAAGACATAAGCTGTACGTGGAAAATCTTTGAAGAATAACATTAGTAACCTTTCTGAATATCTTGTTTCGAAAGTGCACGATATTCTTGAAATACTAGAGTCATATCAATTTCTGTAGGTTGACCGTCTGCATGAAATGACATGCTATTTGGATTATAATTGACTTGACAACTACGAAGATAAGATAACTGCATCCTTGGAAATTTAGCTTTTGAATTTAGAAATTGAAAGTCAACTTGAAATAAGTTAGGAAACTTGTATCCAGCTGGTACACCGTTTACAACTTCAATTTCTTCAGGATACATTTCCTCTCTAAATACTCTTACAATATTTTCGACCTGTGAAGCTTCAGCTTGTGATGTAGCAATAAAGCGAAATGTAAATGTAAATTGTCTAATATTAGGTCTATCAAATATCATTCTTGTACCAGGATTAACTCCAGTTTGAAGAGCAGTAGCCGCGGCAGCTCGAAGACCTGCTGAAGGAATTTTTTGTGATACTCTTGCTGCTGCAACTTGAGCAGCTTGACCAGAAATTTGACCAGTAGCCAAATTAAAAATACTTTCAAGACCTTCAGATATTCCTCTACCCACGGCGTTTAATAGACTTTGACCTGCATTTAAACCAGCACCTGCTGCTAGCCCGCCGGGACCAAGATCGGCTTGATTGTATGCAATATCATCGTTTACTTGAAGTGATTGAGGCATATAGATTTGTATTATAGGAGAGTTTGGTAATGTTCTTGTTTTAACACCTGCTGTACCATCTGATGCAAACGCATCTTGACTTGCCTGATTATCTTTAGCTTCATACGCGGTTTGAAGGCCACCTGGATTACCGCCATCTCTTGGTGAATTTATAGGTTGATAAGTACTAAGTTGCCCTTGTTGTCTTCGACTTTCATCTGCAAGTATTTGTTCCTTCTTCGAGCTTTGTGTAAGTCTATTCCAACCTTTCTTAAGAAGTGGTGCATCCCAATATTCTTTAAGCTCAGTTGTATCAACAGTGTATGCGTCAACTTGTTTAATAGTAAAACGCATGCGAGCAGGAAAATCCGTTTCACCATCTAGAGGATACTTGTAAACTTGTAGACCACCGCCAAATGCTGCAGCTGGCGCCTGTATGTTCTGATTCGTAGTGCTACCAAGACTTTGCGTACTTTTTTCAGTATTAAGTCTATTTTGAGAAGCAGCCGTAGTGCCAAAGTTTGGGCTACCTGGTCCGTCTTGTCTTGCCATACCATATCCTATAAATAAAATAATTACTTCATTATTTATATGGAAAAATGGCGTATTCTGGAAAGTACATACCAAAGAATCTAAACAAGTACAGAGGTGATCCTGATAAAGTAACATATCGTTCTCATTGGGAAAAGCTTTGCTTCTTATGGTGTGATCGTAACCCTGATGTAAAGCATTGGTCATCAGAAGAAACAGTAGTACCTTATTACTGGGATATCGATAAGAGATATCACCGGTATTTTGTAGATCTTAAGATTACATTTAAGAATGGTAAAACAATACTCGTTGAAATAAAACCTGCCAAAGAAACAGAACCACCAAAAAATCCTAATAAAAGTAAACGATACATAGGAGAAGCGATGACCTATGTAAAGAATATGAATAAGTGGGAAGCTGCGAATAGTTACGCAAAAGATAGAGGATGGGAGTTTCAGATATGGACAGAGAAAACACTTGACAGTATGGGTATTATGAAAGAGCAAAAAGGTAAACTGAAACCGTTGAAACCTTTAAAACCGTACCGTAAAAAGCCTAAGAAAAAGATATAAATACTGGTATGAGTAACTTATTTGCAAAATTAGAATATGAAGCATTTCGTGCTGGCATCAATCCTCGTACAAAAGAGGCACAAGACTGGTTTCGAAAGAAAGCTCAACAGATGCGATCAGTAAATCGTACAGATCTGTTACAAGACGAACAAGTGAAACTTGTAAATAGACAGAACCCACTCATAGGATCGATGAATATGTTTTTCTACGATCCGAAACACAAAGATACTTTGCCGTACTACGATAGATTTCCTCTTACAATTATTGTGGGACCGGCAGAAAAAGGGTTTTATGGTTTGAATTTACATTATCTGCCAAATGTATTAAGGGCAAAATTCCTTGATTCACTTCTTGATATTACAAATAATAAAAAGTATGATGAATCAACAAGATTTCAAGTGTCATATAAAATGTTACAGGCATCAAGCAAATTAAGATATTTCAAGCCTTGTTATAAACACTATTTGACAAAACATGTCAAATCGAGAATGGCAAGAGTCGAAGCGCCTGAATGGGAAATTGCAGCATTCTTACCGACAGCAGATTTTGAGAAGTCAAACAAAGGTTCAATATATGCAGATTCAAGGAAAATGTTATGAGTAGTGTAGATCAACTTAAGTCATTAGCATCATCTAAACTTGGATTTGCGAGAACCAATCAGTTTCTTGTAGAACTACCTACAACATTCGGTGGTACCGGAGGATTTCTTGGTCAGTTAACTACATTGCTTACAAGTGGTGTTGGACTTGGTTCTGGTGGTGGTGATCTCAATTTATTATGTGCATCAGCTACATTACCGGGAAAACAGATCTTAACGCATGATCGTCGTATTGGTATGGAATTTCAAAAGGTTGCATATGGATATGCAGTCGATGATGTATCACTTACATTTTATACACTGAATGATTATGGCACACGTAAGTACTTTGATTCATGGCGTAATGTAATATTAAATGAAGATGGTAATATTGCAGGCTACAAGAAGGATTATGCAAAGGATGTAAAGATACATCAGCTTCGTAAACCGATTAAAAACATCGGTGCAAGTGCTGGACCAATTAAAGTTAACATAGGACTCGGAGGTGGATCAGTTTATTCAGTAAGATTAAAAGATGCATTTCCTACAACAATTCAAGCGATTGAACTAAACAATGATCTTGACGGTCTTGTTCAAGTTACTGTACAGTTATCATACACAAACTGGGAAGCTGTATCAGGTGGACAAGGTTGGATACAAGCAACAGGTGGAATAGGTAATCTATTCTCATAATATGGAGTAATATATGGCACTGCCAAGATTGAATGAATCACCACAATATGAATTAGTAATACCATCAAGTGGAGATACAGTAAAATTTAGACCATTCTTAGTTAAAGAACAAAAAGTACTATTGATTGCATATGAATCAAAAGATCAACGTCAGATTATTGAGTCTATTATGAATTGTATTGGATCATGTTTGCAAGAGGATATGGATGTTTCTAAACTATCTACATTCGACACAGATTATATTTTTACAAAGATTAGATCTAAGTCTGTAGGAGAAAAGATAACTGTATCTGGTAAATGTAAAGAATGCGAACATAAATCTGATGCTGAGATTGATTTAGAAAGGATTGAATTAAAAGGTGATATGAAACCTTCGGTAATTAAACTTACAGAAGATATTCATCTTAAAATGAAATATCCAAGTTATAGAGATTTTATCAGCAATGATAAGTTGATGGTAGAGAAAGTACAAACAGAATCAGTATTTGAAATGCTTACATCTTGTATCGAATCAGTCATGACTGAGGAAGAAAATATTCAGTTAAGAGACGAACCGAAGGAAGAGATTGAAAGGTTCATCAATTCACTTACGGGCGAACAGTTCGCAGTTATTAGAGAATTTGTTGAATCAATGCCTAAGATTATATTAGATTTTGAATTTACTTGTGAAGCATGTAATAAAGTTAATCAACACAGATTGGAGGGACTGCAAGATTTTTTTTCATAAACCTCTCGCACGAGTCGTTAGAAAGTTATTATAGAACCAACTTTCAGTTATTACAACATTTTAATTATTCACTTACTGAGATTGATAGTATGATGCCGTGGGAGAGGGAAGTGTATCTAACATTATTGTTAGAGCATCTCAAAGAAAAAGAAGCAGCACAAAAAGCATGACCACACTAGCAGATATCAATAAAACTCTGGAAAAACAAACACAGGTTCTTGGTGCCAAGCAGACCTATACAAGTCATCGTGTTGATGCATTGACTAAATCCTTTAACGATTTCTTTGAAATGGTTACTGGAGATGAAGGTGACGATCTAGAGAAAAGCAGAGAAGAATCTGAAGCATCTCGTGTACAAGATCAAGTAAGGAGAGATACTACTGGCGGTCCTGGCAAAGGAAGATTCTTTGATTTTGACGTAGGAAATTTCTTGCCATTCTTAGGAACTATACTC